CAAAGAAGAGTAAACAAAGGCAGAAGTCAAAACATTGTAAAGGATAAACAAGATGCAAGAAAATGAAGTAATGGAAAACCAGGAAGAAGCAGTTGAAAGTTTAAACGAAGGAGAGCCAACAACAACAGAGCCGTCTGCTAGACCTGACTTTATTCCAGAAAAGTTTTGGGATATAGACACTGGTAATATAAACATAGAAGAGTTTGGTAAATCTTATTCTAACTTAGAAAAATATGTAGGTGGAAAAAAAGACGAGCTTAGGCAAGTGGTTATGGACGAACTAGCTTTAGAAGCAGACGAGCTTGTTCCTGAAGTTTACGAACTTCCCCCTTTGCCTGAAAACATTACAGAAGAAATGATAGAAGCAAATCCTATGACAGATTGGTGGGGCAATTTTTGTAAAGAAAACGCTTACCCTCAAGAAATATTTGAAGAAGGTATTAATAAATATATAGATAGTTTTGTTGATACCTCCCCTAACTTAGAACTTGAAATTAAAAATCTTGGAGAAAATGCAAACGCAAGATTAGATGCTGTTAACAGTTGGGCTTCTTCTTTTTTCTCTCCAGAAGAATATGAAGTTGTAGCTACTTCATTAGGTTCTTCTGCACAAGGAGTAGAAGCTTTAGAACGAATCATTGAATCTCAACGTGAAGGTATCTCTAGGTCGGGCAATGTTGCTCAACCAGAAAGAGCTTTAACTTTAGATGATGTAAGATCTATGATGAAAGATAGAAGATACTTTGACTCAAGGGAACGTGACCCATCTTTTGTTAAAAAAGTAGACGAAGCTTTCTCAAGACTTTATCGTGAATAATGTTATATGTAGAAAAAACTACACCCGAAGACTGCTTTAGGCTTGCACCAAATCTAAAGCAGTTGGATAAATTTGAAGTTGCTTTATGGGGCTTTGACCCATTGCAAGCTTTGCTTTTACCTTTTAGGTATAAGACTCTTAGCAAACATACTTACACTGTCTTTGATAAGAGTGACAATGTAGTTGCTATATTTGGAGTAACTCCTGTTACTAACAAACCAACAGCAGGAAGAATATGGTTACTGTCTTCTGATTTGTTAGAAAAAAACTTCTTTTATTTTCTTAAAGTTAATAAAAGATGGCTTCATTACCTTGAAGAAGACTATACTCATCTTTCCAATTATATTACAGAAGAGCATGAAACCTCAATTAAATGGCTAAAGTGGCAAGGTTTTATTTTTTCTGAAAAACCAATGCTTGTCAAAAATGTAAAAGTGTTGTATTTCTATAAGAGATTACACAATGTAATCAAATATGGTACACAGCCCATATTAGAAGAGATCGGCCCAAAATGGACAACCCATTTAATCTAAGTTGGAGAACTGTTTAATTTTTAATATTAACTTTTATAAAGGAGAGACATTATGTCTACATCTATAAGTACTGCCTTTATTAAACAGTTCGAAGCTGAAGTCCACATGGCATACCAACGTATGGGTTCTAAGCTTAAAGATACTGTTAGGCAGATTAATAACGTAACTGGTAGCCAAGCACGTTTCCAAAAAGTCGGAACTGGTTCTGCTGTGTCTAAATCAAGACACGCAATGATTCCAACTATGGAAGTTGCTCACACTACTGTGGACGTAACACTAGCTGATTTCTACGCAGCAGATTATGTAGATTCACTAGACGAATTGAAGACAAACATTGACGAACGTCAAGTTCTAGCTCAATCAGCTTCTGCTGCTTTAGGTAGAAAAACTGACCAACTTATCATTGATGTTTTAAATGCAGGTTCAAATTCAAATAATATTGCTAATGGTTCAGCCGCTCTTACTTTGGCTAAAGCTTTAACAGTATATGAAGAGTTTGGTTCTGCTGATATCCCTGATGACGGACAGAGATTCTTTATAGTATCTCCTGCTGCTTGGGCTGACCTATTGCAAATAGACCAGTTCTCTCGTGCAGAATATGTTGGGGAAGCTGACCTGCCATTTGCAGGTGGCTTAACAGCTAAAAGATGGCTCGGCTTTATGTTCTTTACTCACTCTGGTTTAACTCTTACAGGTTCATCCAGAGATTGTCATGCTTACCATAAATCTGCAGTTGGTCTTGCAACTGGAGCTGATATCAGGACTGAGATTAATTACATTCCTGAAAAAGTAAGTAATTTAATAACATCATATATGTCAATGGCAGCAGTCATGATTGACAATCTTGGTGCTATTGAAGTTCAAGTAACAGAATAAAGGAGAATAAAACATGGCTTATGCAGCAGCAAACCCTATTGCCAAAGTTGCTCAGATGGGTGCAAACTCATTGTGGTACTATTCTGATGGAGACGCTACTTCCGTTATAGTAGGATCAGGTTACTTTAACTCTACTACTGCTGAATTAAAACAATTTGACATGATTCTTACTGTCGGCACTAATGCTGGCACAGCAGAATCAGACTTGTTAATTGTTAGTTCAGCAACAGGTGCAGCTACAGTTACTACAACTAAATTGGGTTAACACAATTATATGGGGGGACTAACGTCCCCTCGTATTTAAGGTATTAGAAAATGGCAGATAGTAAATTTGATATATGTAATAAAGCTTTAGTGTTAGTGGGAGCTAATGTAATTTCTAGTTTTACACAAAACAGCACAGAATCAATAGTAGCAAATCAATTATACGAATCAACATTAGAAGACTTACTGACACGTTGCAGGTGGAGATTTGCCACAAAACAAGTTCAGTTAAGCAAGAACACAGACAATCCAGACGCAAGATACGAATCTTCATACGCATTACCAAGCGATGCTTTTATGATACATACTGTTACAGTTTCAGATAATGTAATTATTTATGATAGATATGGACAAAATATATTTACAAACACTACCTCCTCTGATATTGTAATTGCAGATTATACTTTTCAACCCTCAGAAAGTATTTTCCCTCCCTACTTCAAACAGGCGTTAGTTTTCGAACTAGCGTCTTTGTTTGCTGGTTCCATAGTAAGAAACGATCAGTTAAGTATAATGTACGAAGCAAGAGCTTCTAGGCAATTATCTGTTGCAAAATCAATAGATGCTCAAGCACAAACTACTAAAAGAGTTGATGTTAATAGATTTAGGAATACAAGAAATAGAACTTCATCAAATAACATTACAGCTAATAGTCCGTAATAAGGGGCAATGAATGGCTAGAGTTAGAATACATCAAAGCAATTTCCTAAGAGGGGAATTGGGCCCTAATATATTATCTCGTATAGACCTTGATGCTTACAGAGGTGGGTTAAAAAAAGCACGCAATGTTATTCCAATTAACCAAGGAGGAATAGAACGTAGGGGCGGCACTGCTTTTCGTGCAAACTTAGGTGCATCGTCAAGATTAGAACCTTTTGTATTTAATCTTGGACAAGAATATATATTTGCATTTCAACATACTGCACTGAAAATTTACTCTACAAACGGCACATTGCTACAAACAATAACTAGTTGCGTTTGGGAAACTGCTGAGTTGTTTGAGATGGACGTAGCTCAAACAGGAGACGCAATGATTATTGTGCATGAAAACTTTACTCCACAAGTTATAACAAGAACAGGGGCTACTTCATTTGTTAAGAGTGCTTTTGGTTTTGACGAAAGTACAAACGGAGAAAAAGTTTATCAGCCTTATTTTAAATTTGCAGACAGTACAGTTACTTTAGATATTAACGCAACAAACAAAGGGAACACTAGTGTCTCTTGCGTAACTTCAGCAGATTATTTTACAAACGCTTATGTCGGTATGCGTCTTAGATATCATGGAGTTGAGTTATTAATAACAGCATATACAAATGCAACAACTGTAACAGCAACATTAAAAGGTGAAGTTCTTATTGAATTAGATGATGACCCTTTTAAAACAGCACAAGGCTCAGGTGTAGTAGAAGTTACCATGGCTCAACATGGGTTTTCTACTGGAGCAAGTGTTGTGTTATCAGGTGCAGAAGATATTTTTGATACAGCAGGAGCTGGCTTAGCTGCCGCAAATCTTAACGGAACACATAGTATTACTGTTACAGATGATAATCATTTTACATTTACAGCAGGAAGTTCTGATACAGCTACAGAATCTGTAGACGGAGGTGGTGTAAACGTTAAACTTTCAGGACACCCTCCTACACATAACTGGGACGAACAAGTTATTTCTTCTGTGAATGGGTTTCCTCAAACAGTAACTTTCCATGAACAGAGATTATATTTTGGTGGGGTTACAGCTTTGCCAGATGGAATACAAGGAAGCAAGATAGGTTTCTTTAATAACTTTGATGTTGGAGAAGGAGCAGATGATGACTCTATACAAATACAAATTGGTTCAGATCAGATCAATGAAATAAGACATTTGATATCAGGTAAGAATATACAAATATTAACAAGTACCGGGGAGTTCTATTTAAAACCGCCTGTCTCTCAACCTGTTACCCCTACTGATATCAGGATTATACAACAGTCTACTTTTGGCACTCAGTTAAAATGCAAACCAAGGCAGTTTGATGGTGCTACTATTTTTATACAAAATAATGGCAAAACAGTAAGAGAGTATTTGTACTCTGAATCTGCTGAAGAATACAGCTCGCACAGTATTTCTCTTTTATCTAGTCATTTAATTGATACACCAGTAGACTCAGCGTTGCTAACGTCTATGAACAATAGAACTGAACAGTTTTATTTTTTAGTAAACGCAGATGGAACTATAGCAGTATTTCTTTCTCAAAGACTAGAAAAAATAGCAGGGTGGTTACAATGGAATACAGATGGATTGTATGAATCTGTTGCATGTACAACAACAGGAATATACACAGCGGTCAAGAGAACAATTAATGGTAGTACTGTTTATGCCCTAGAACAATTTGCAGACAATGCTTTTGATTTACCTACAGACTACACAGAAACAAAAACATTATCATCTTCTTACCAACCTCATGGATCTCCTGCTGTTAAAACAACATTTTCCTCTACTACAACATTCATTGGAGATGGATTTACTAACGCTCCTAGTGTTGGAGAAACATTCCAATTTGCAGGAAGCGGAACAATTTATACTATTAACTCAGTCAATGCTACAGGTGGCTCTGGAGAATATACCATTGTTCTTAATGCAGTTGCATCACAATCAGCTAATGCAACAATGGTTTTCTTAACAAGTAAAGTATTTACAGGGCTAACAAATCACGCACTTAAAGTTGTTTATGCAACTTCAGGAAGTGTAGAAGGTAGCCCTGTTTATTATTATGGCAGTGGAACTGTTAACGCTAGTGGCGTTTTAATTTTACCAACAGCTACTGCTGGAGCAGACTTTGGTTTAGATTTTACCTTAGAGATGACAACGCTTCCAATAGACGCAACCTTAGAAAATAATCAACTTGCTGCATTACCTAGAAAGATTGGCAAAAGTGTAGTAGAATTATCTGAAACTTATAATATGCAAGTTAATTCAAGTGATGTTATATTTGCTGAAACAACTTTAAATACCTCTAATGGATTGACAAGCTTTACAGGAAGAAAAGAAGTTTATATTCTAGGTTATAGTTTAGAGCCTATTATAACCATAACACAAACAGCTCCATTACCTATGAGAGTATTGGGCGTAACTACGGAGATTTTTTACTAATGTGTCCAGCAACAATAACAGCAATATCAGGTGCAGCAGGTGGTATTTCTGGAATGCAAGGTTTAGGAATAGTAAGTATGCTTGGGCAAGGTCTATCAACAATGGCCTCTGTCAACGCACAAAAACAATCTATGCAATACCAGCAGATGCAAGCAAACATGGAAGAACGTCAATACAAATCTCAAGCTGAGGCAGAAACGTTACAAGCAAGACAACAACAAATTGATAGAAAAAAATCTTATTTAAGCCAGCTTTCAACTAACAGAGCTTTAATGTCAAGTTCTGGTATTGAAATGGATTCTCCAAGCTATAGAGCATTTTTAAAAGCTAATGAAAAGGTAGCTAAAAAAGATATTAATGCTATAGGTTTAATGGGTGCAGAAGCTAGATTAAGTAAATTAAGAGATGCACAGCAATCTGCTATGACAGGTAGAGCAGCAAAAGCTAATTACAAATCAGGCGTAGCAACTACTGTAGGCAGGTCTTTGTTAAGTGCCGCTAGTACATACAATGAATTTAAAGTTTAATAGGAATAAAAGATGGCTTTAAGACCAGAAAAAAAACAAATTGATTATCAATCACAAATTGGTGTAACTCGTGGTCGAGGTTTTCAGGCTATGGCAAGTGCTAGTCAACAATCAGCAGATGCTTTAGATAGTATTAGTGAAGCTTATGCAACTAGATCTTTAGAGTATATTAAAGAAGAAGGAAAAAACCTTGGAGAAACTGCTGCTGAAAACGCTCAATTTGTAGATCAAGAAATATCTTACACTAAAGAAAACGGTCAAGAAGATAAGCTAATAATAAGAAATGTTATTGAAGGCTACAAACCTGTTACTAAATCAGAACAAGATGCCTACGAAAGGAACATTGCACAAAGATATGTAGATGAAAATTTTGTTGAAATAGTTGAACAACAAAATAATTTAAGAATAGACGCTTTAGCTAGCAATTCTGCTAGTGCAGGATTTGCAATCATAGCTGAAAAAAAAATGCGTGCTGCTTTAGATTCAGGCGTTTTCCCTAATAACGTTAGAGCTTTATTAGAAACTAAAGTTTCTCAAAGATTAGTTGATGATATTGCTGCTGTTGAATCTAATTACCAGAATCATATAAGAAAACAAAATACAAATGACTATAAAACTAATATTGATCTAA